GACAACAAGAAGCCACGATATTCTTTTCAAACGTAGTTGCTTTCGCAAACCTCGCTGCGCTCGTGCTCTTCGGTATTCCAAAGATGAATTTGGAATTCGCAAAGGAGCAATCCCTCCAACAGATTATGCTGACATTGATTATTCTTCTTTTAGAGAAGATTGGTTTTTGAAAACATATTTTGTTCCTGTTACTCGCCCAACTGATTTAGGAGAAGAAAATGACAACTCATGAATTTGGCGAATCTCAAAATCTTTCTTCTATGTATGACTTTGCTGATGGCACAAAGGCAGAACAATACATAAAAACTTTTGAAAACGGTTATACAACTTCCACTATTCGCCACAATAATTCATATGGTGGCAATCAAGGACTATATGAAGTCGGACTGCTAGATTCTAATGATAATTTTGTTTCAGTAGATCATATTACTGGAGATGATTCTGTTGTTGGTTTCTTGACAGCTGAAGAAGTTAAGGAAATTCTGAATAAGGTTTCTATGTTGTGAATATAAATAGTTGTTCATAGACTTGGAGTTTTTTATGGACAACTATTCTTATTTTATGGGTCGGGATGGATTCGTCTGGTGGATTGGTGTTGTTGAAGACCGAGACGATCCAGATTTGATTGGACGTGTTAGGGTACGATGTCTTGGCTATCATTCTGATAATTTTCAAGACATTGCTACCGATGATCTCCCATGGGCTCATGTAATCCTTCCTCCTACTGCTCCTTACGGAGCAATGCACAATTTGACACCTGGAATGTGGGTTATGGGTTTCTGGAGAGATCCGCAATCTATGCAAGAACCAGTTGTCATTGGCGCTATTCCAGGTTATCCTTCCTCTGAACCAAATCCCGCAAAAGGGTTTTCTGATCCCAACTCACCTAGTGCTCCTGATCCTCAGATTGGAAAATATAAAAATACTCCCGATTATGGGCCATATCCAACTCGTGTAGGCGAACAAGATACCTCTCGATTAGCAAGAGGAAGAACAGAACCTCATCCAGAAATAGCAGAAAGAGATGCAGCTGCAACTCTTGGTGTTCCTACAGCATTATCTCAAGGAATAGTAAAATCAGGAACAGAAGATTTCTCGGGAACATATGAAGATTCTGTTAATACAAGTGCAGGTGCATCATCATGGAATGAACCAAAAGCACTTGATGTTTCTTTGAGAGGTGAAGAAGCATCTGGCAAGAATCCTGAAACATTAGAAGATCGTGTACCTGTTTATAAAAGAAGACAAACAGAATATCCATATAATCATGTTTATGAATCAGAATCTGGGCATATCGTTGAAATAGATGATACACCATATGCTGAACGAATGTATAGAAAACATCGTACTGGCACTTTTCAAGAATGGGATGCTGATGGCAATTCAGTTACCAGAATAGTTGGCAATAATTATACAATTGTCGCAGGAACGGATTTTATAAATGTCAAGGGGGATGTGAACTTGACTATCGATTCAAATTGTAAGACATACATTAAAGGTGATTGGGACATACAGGTCGATGGAAACAAGAAAGAAATTATTAAAGGGTGGATGGAACAAGAAGTTACAGATTATGTAAAAGAAACATATAGCAGCAGTCATTCCACAAATGTTTCTTCTACAAGAAGTGAAACAGTTGGTGGCGCAGTTTCTGAAACATATAATTCAACACAAACAACAAATGCTAGCGGAAAAATAACAATAACATCTGGTCCAGAAATTGATATGGATGCAGGAATTATTAATCTAAACTAAGGAAAAGATATGTGTAATAATCCAAAATGTAAATGTAAAAATTGTAAATGCGGTGATAATTGTACATGTGATGAAGTAAATCCTTGTGGATTGGAATGTAAATAATGCCACCAGTAGCAAGAATGGCAGGAACAGAACCAGTAAATACTGTTCATCCAGCAGTTGGAGATGCTGACCCAGAAGATAATTGCGCATGCGATGTAGATCCAATTGTAGTTGGAACATTAGCAGGTTCAGGTAATGTATTTGCTAATAGTATAGGTGTTGTAAGAGCAGGTGATGCTGTAGAACCTCACACCTTTCCATGTGATTGTGCAGTACATTCACCTCCACTTGCATCATTTAGTGGAACAGTTTTTGCGAATGGAAAAAATATAGGAAGACAAGGCGATACATATGCTTGTGGTGCAGTTATATTATCTGGATCAGGTAACGTATTTGCTGGAGGCTAAATGGCAACAAAAAGAAGAATAATAAAACGGGATAACAGAACACAATACATAGTTGTATTTCAAGATCTTCATAATGTAAATCGTTATGGTGGATTGATTCGTGCGATGTCATATGAAAATGCAGAATTCTTGGCTAGTTGTATTTGCGGAATTATTATTGGAGAAATAGATCCTGAGACTGGTGAAGAATTTTATTATGAAGACAAGGTAGAAGAATTGAATGAACATACTTTGCGAGATACATGGATGTTTTGATATAAATAATTGTAGGAGAAACATAAATGGCAGTAACTAATCCCTACATTGACGCTCAATCAACAAATTTATCCAGCAGAAGTTCAAAAGTTTATAAAGATTTAAATTTGAATTTTCTAGCTCACCCTGTTAAAAAAGATATTCAAATTTTGTATGATGTAGAAGCTATTAAAAGAAGCGTCAGAAATTTAATTTATTTGAATCAATTTGATAAACCTTTTCATCCAGAAATATATTCAGGAATTCGTGAATTTTTATTTGAACCATTTTCTCCATTTGTTTCAGATATTATTAAAAGCAGAATAGAATCAGTTATAAAAGTATATGAACCTAGAATTGATTTGGTATCAGTAGATATAGAAGATAATTCTGATAACAATGAATTGAAAATAACTATAGAATTTTATATTGTTAATTATAAATCAGAATTAATAACATTAGAAACAATCTTAGAAAGAAGTTGATAGATGGCAACAACGCAGAAACTTCAGGTTACAGAATTAGACTTTGATAATATAAAAGATAATTTTAAAACATTCTTAAAGGGACAAACCGAATTTTCAGATTATGATTTGGAAGGTTCTGGAATGAATGTATTGATGGATTTATTAGCTTATAATACTCATTATCTGGCATACAATTTGAATATGGCAGTAAATGAATCATTTTTAAATAGAGCAAGTCTACGTTCTTCTGTGGTTTCACATGCAAAGACATTAGGATATATACCGAATTCTTCTAGATCGCCTGTTGCATATGTCAATATTACAGTAAATGATTTATCACTAAATCAAGCAACATTACAGAAAGGAACAACATTCACAACATCTGTTGATGAAGTTGAATATACCTTTGTAACAATTGCTGATTACACAATTTCTAGAACAAGCGGTATATTACAGTTTACAAATATTCCTTTGTATGAAGGAACAATGATCACGACAAAATATACTGTTGATTTAAATGATGTTGATCAAAAGTTTTTAATAATGAGCGATAAGGTTGATACAAATACATTGAAAGTATATGTCCAATCGTCATCTTCTGATTTAACGCTGGTTCCTTATTTTTTAACAAAATCTATTTCTAATATTGATGGTAGTAGTGAAGTATTTTTCTTACAAGAAATAGAAAATGATTATTATGAAATTTATTTTGGAGACGGTACTTATGGTAAGAAAATAACTAATGGAAGTATTATAACTCTTGAATATGTTGTTACCAATGAAAGTGCAGCAAATAATGCTTCTAGTTTTAGTATGGTTGGAAATATTAGTGGTGCCAATGATGTCACTATTGTTTCGTTAAGCCCAGCATCTGGTGGTGATACAAAGGAAAGTATTGAATCAATTAAAAGATATGCTCCTTTGTATTTTTCTACGCAAAATAGAATAGTTACTGTTAATGATTATAAAAGTATTTTGCCAAAACTTTATTCAAATATTGATTCTTTGAAAGTATGGGGAGGTGAAGATCATGATGTTCCAAGTTATGGAAATGTATATATTACAATTAAACCATATGGATCTAATGCATTGACGGATACACAAAAAGAGCAAGTTAGAACATTGTTAAAACCATATACAATTGCTTCTACTCAACAAACTTTTTTAGATCCTGAGATTGTTTCTGTATTTCTCTCAATAGATTTTAATTATGATGAATCTCTCACAAATAAAGGATTGAGCGATTTGGAAACCTTGGTAAGATTAGCTGTTTTAAATTATGCTGATACAGAATTAGAAAAGTTTGATACTGTTTTGAAGTATTCTGTTTTGACTGATATTATTAATGCAGCAGATGATAGTATAGTATCCAGCAATTTAAGGTATAATTTATCTAAATCTATTAATCCAATATTAAATGCTGCTAAAAAATATACAGTACATTTTAACAATCCTATATATCATCCACATATGGGACACATTCCTGTGTTAATATCGACAGCATT